GTGAATGCGTTTGAATATACCGGTCATGACCTTCGTTGCCTGCTCGATTTGAGCAAGCACGGTCGTGGCAGGCGTGTTGAGACCCTGTCCCGCCCCAGTCAGCACATCCTGAACGCTCGTGATTTCCTTCGCGGCGCTGATCAGCATCTCAAGGAGATTGAACAACACCTGCGACGGACCGGGCAGTGAGAGTGGGACGATATTGTCGCGCAGTGAACCGCCCGAAACATCCATGCGCTTCCATTCGCCCAGCCTAAACCGCAAATCACCGGACTTGAGCGATACCCCAGCCCCGAGAAAGCCGCCCTGCGCATTCTGAAGCGCGCCGGCATCGAGCAACTGATTGAGCGTCGTGTCCACCGTGTTGGTGATATCGTCGAGCAGCGACCCGAAGCCGATGTCGTAAAAACCTCCGTCTGGAGACGGAATAAAGCCGTATTTCGTGAAATAGCGCTTTGGCTCGATCCGCACGACATCCTTACCGGTCATGGTGACGCCGTTGGGATCGAAGCAGGGTTCAAGCCTTACTACCTCGCCACTTTCGCGAACCATCGTCACGACATAGGGCTCGGGATAATCGTCGCCGTCGAGATCGAGCCTGCAATGCTGTTCGAGGAATTCAATCGGCGCCGTCGAGGACTGATCGCGCTCGCTCTCGACCTCGGGGATGTTCACCTTGCGCCATTGCTTGGTGCGGAATTTCTCCTCGACCTCGTGGGGATAGAAACGGAGGATCTGCGTGAACCGCGGCGCCGACTCCAGCGATGTCGCCCAATAGTTGATCACGAAATCCTTAGCCGGAACCATCTTGGAGATATTCCGCTGCTGGATCGGGTCGTAATAGGTCTTACGGAACACGCAGCCAACGATCGGCAGCATGAGCAACAGGCGATCCGTGTCTTCTTCCCATCCCGGCGTGTCGTAAAGAAGCTGCCACGTCATATGGTCGCCGATGCGCTCTGCTTTTGCATGCTTCTCGCCAGTCGGGTCAGGGCCGAGCACGCGACCCTTCACCAGATTGGATCCGTCCACGATCACGGGATAAGCGCGTGCTTGAAACTGGATGCTCGCGGTCGTTAGTAGCGGGAATTTGACGTTCGCGGCGCCAGCCCAAGGGAAGTTTTTCGCCTCGCGTACCTGCATGGCGATGTCGAGATAGCGGTCATAACGCGCTTCCCAGTCATACCCGTCATCAGCCGCACTGTTGCGTGAGGCGAGATCGTAATCGAACTCCTGGAGGCATTGAGATCCGATGCGCGTGATATCGTTGTCAGCCAGTTCGTCCAACAAATTGTCGGCGCGCAGGATGTCGTGGATCGACAGCTTGCTGTTTTCGATGACGGCGAGATCGGCCATTATGGGTACGCCACCAGGCGGCACGTCACAAACCACTTGCCCCCCAGCTCAATCGCATTCGCGCGTTCCCGCCACGCAATTTGCTCCGCGCCATGTTTGTATGCGACCAGTTCCCTCTCGAACATTTCCCGAGCGGCCTCCTTGGTGTCCGCTCCATCATTTGGGTAAGGCTGGCCTTCGCGTTTGATGCCGACGCTCGTCAGCGTCTCATATCTGCGCCCGAAGCAATACGCCGTTGGGGGGCCGTCGAATTCGAGTATCGTACGCGGCCATTCTTTGGAATCAGCCATTGAGGCCTTCTCTGGGTATGTGCCGTCCGCAACGGCGTCTGCAGTCCTGTGCATCGCGAACAAAAGCGTTTTAAGGCGCCGGTTGTTTTTCTTTTCGTCGTCACTCGGGGTAAAGCTAAGCTCGTACCGCGTTCCATCTATCGTCATGCGCCCAATGACGCAGATCTCTGCGGTCCTCACCTCAATATCCTCCCACCGCGTTGCGCCCGTCATCGCGGGGGTCGTAGAAATCATCGTTCTCAGCCATTGCCGGGATCAGGACAGGCCGCGCGACAGCGACCAACCCGAACGCATCGCTGCCGTGCGATGACCAATCGTGATCCGGGCCTAGGCCTAGGCCGCGCTCTGGGTCGCGTTTCTCGTGATACCAGCCGATCGCGTCCAGCCCGGCTTTGCAATATTCCTCATCGAACACCATCTGCGGGAACAGCCTACGGGCAGCCTCCACACGCTGCATCGCCGCGCCACGGCCCTGATTGGGGATGACCAGCGTATCGAAGCCGGCCTCCCTCAGCGCACCCTCGTAGGTTACAGGCGCAATCTTGTCGTGAGCGCTACCGTCATGCGGCAGGATGCAAAGCGCTTTCTCGTATCCACCATCGCGCAACCATCCCACATGAGTTGCTAGCGGCTGACCGACGGCTTCGTAATAATCGAGGAAACGCACCTCCGCGCCGATGAACTGCACAATCCAGATCGCGGTTGCATCGGCCTTGGCGCCAGTGCCGCCGATGTCCCACACGGCGTAGAAGCGCATCAACGGATCTTCATTGACCTTGCAGATGCGCTTTTCCTGGCGAGCGCGAGTGAGTTGGCTGGCGTAGTAGGCGCCTTCCGCAACGGTAACGAAAGCACCCTCCCAGATATGATCGTACTGGTCGGGACGCTCGCGCATATCGCGCTGCCGCTGACGTTCCAATATCTCGGGAAACCACGGATTATCGCGCCAGTTCATCTCAACGATGTTCACTCGCGGATCATCGGATGCGTGAAAGCGCTTATTGGTGGCGCTGACCTTCCGCTCGGGATTCCATGTCACCCAAAGCTCGCTGTCCTCCTCGCGAAGGGTGGGAACGAGTTTGGTCCATGCTTCTTCGGTGACCGGCTCAGCCTCATCGATCCAAGCCAGTAGAATGCGTGACTTCGACTTGATGCTGTCGATGTTACGGTCGAGGCCATAGAAGCCATAGGAAACGCGGCCGCACTTGGTCCTGATATATTTCTCGCCGATCTCGAAATGCGGCAGCAGCCACTCCTCTTCCCGAATGGCCTCCTTGACCTCCTCAAGCGAACTGTCGGCCAAGCTGTTCATGAACTGCCGGCCGCAAAAGATGATGCCGTATCGACCCGCTGTAGCCCACATATGGGCGCGCACAGCAGTCATCTTGGCGAACGTGCGCGTCTTTGCTGAGCCGCGGCCTCCCCACGCGCCACGAACATCCGCATCGCCCAAGAACACCGGGACGAGCTTTTCAGGCATGCGGATACGAGCTTCCGTCATTTCGCCGGCACGCCCTCTAGAATGATGCGGTGGACATGCTCGCCATCATTGCCGGACCCAGCCACCTGCAGCGGAATGACCTTGCCGACCAGCGTCAGGAACGCCGCAGGGTTCTTTGTGGCCTGTTCCTTGAGATAGGCTATGCCGCCGTCAGCGTGAGCCTCGCTCAATGCCTGGATCACCATATCCTTGACCTGAGACGTTGCCTTGTTTGGCACTCCCTTTGGCCGACCACGCGCAGTTAAATTCGCAAGCGACGCTGTGCTTACGGTCTTTTTATTTCCTATTTTTTTTTGATCGGCGGCCAAGATCTCAGCCCAGCCCGATGGCGCTCAGATTGCGCAGCAGCCAGATCAGCACGAACACCACCGCGATAACGTAGATGATCTGCTTGATGGTCGCGTCAATCGGTAGCAGGCCGATCAGGTATAGGACTGCACCTATGACGATCAGGGTGATCAGCAGTGAGATCATGCGCCGAGCCTTTCGTGACTAACTCGGCGATCCAGTTATGCTAAATTTTCAGCTCGCAACACGGGTTAAAAAATCGGCGGCGAAATTATTTTTTCGCCCGGAGAACGGTTGATGGCGAACCGATCCCGAACGGGTCCGGGAGAATTTCAGGCTCAAAGCTCCAGTCCGCCACGACCTTGAGCGCGATGTCGGCAAGTTCCGCAACATACATCGTGCCGTCGAACTGCAAACCGTCGTCAATCTGACGGACATAGTCACCGTCTCGGTGCGCCTGTTCGCGAATGTTGGCGACGAAAGCCTCGATCAGAGCATCGCGGAGATTGTCGTCAGCACTCACCAGAGTTTAATCCCATTCACTGTCAGCGCATGCGCAAGATATGCGCCGACCAACAGCGGAACAATGGTATCACCCCAGTCCCACCAGAAATCGATTGCCCAAAGACGGATCTTTTCAAC